GCGGCTATCTAACGCGCGTGACGACGTAAATCGACGCGAGCATACAAGCAAGTACGACGAGCATTCGCACTAGAACGGTTCCTCGTCGATGAGTGCAGGCGTCTGAACTTTCCAAGCGTCAAGAACTGCGCTCGCTTCCGCTTTTGTGAGTTCGTCGAGTTTCGTGATCTTGCGTCCGATCTGCGTACCGACTGCATCCACTACGCCGCGCCCGGTTGCATGACCGCGGGCTCCGGCTAGTGCTCGAATCTTGCCCATCTGCGCCGGGGTAGCGCCACCGGCTCCGACTGGTGCGATCCGCGTGATCGTCGTCTTCTCGCCAGTCTGCGGGCTCGTCACGACCTTCGTCGAGGCCACGGGTGCAGGCTGACGGCGCTCTACGTCTTCACGGGACGCGATCGACGTCTTGATACCGAAGCCGAGCATCCCGAGCGCGCGCCCGAGGCTCGAGGTCGAGGCGTTCTGTTGCTCCGCTCCTCGCGTGTACGGGGTAGTGCCCGGATATTCCTCCCAACACGAGACAATGATCGGAAGCGGGTCGGCGGGATGTCGCCAAACTCGAGTCGTTACCTCGAGATACTGTTTTCCGTCGTCCATTGAGACGACGCGCGGTTGAGTTTCTTGAATCGAGAGTTCCGGGTACTTCTCGAGCGCGTTCCGGAGCCGTGTCGGGACGTCGACGTAGTTGTCCATATTGAACCCGCCCATCGCTACGCCTTCCTCGCTACGAGTTCAAGAAACTCGGCCTTTTCTTTCCAATAGTCGCGCTCCTCGGCGGTGACGCTTGCGAGCATCTGCCATGCTTGCGCGATCGTCTCGAACGCTTCCGCGAGATTGCGATAAGCCTCGACAACGGGGTCATTTATCACGGTTTACTCCTCTTCTAGTTATTGGTCGAGCATCTTAGCCCATAGGCGTAACGGAGTAATGGCGTACCATTCGCCCGGGTCGGTCGTTCCGCGCTTCTTGGCTATGACGACGCCGTTCTCGACGCCTTTCGCGTCCATCTCGGCGACAAGTTGGGTCACCCATCCGGCGAGGTCGAGTCGAGCGTGATTCTTGACCTCGATCGCGAAGCCGGGGACGCCGTCGATGTCGCCGACGTCGTGGCGTGTTCCGGCTTGAGTGCGGCGGGCTTGCGTGAAGCCTTGTCGGCGTAGGTAGTCGACGACGGCGCGCTCCGCGGCGTTGCCTTTGCGCTTCTCAGACGATGCCATAGCCGGAATGGTCCATTATCTCGCCGACGCACCAGAGATACCCGGCGGTGTCGATGAGACTGTCGAGGTGTAGTTCGCCTCGTTGCTGATTATGGGCTAGGCGCGCAAGTTTCACGGAGACCATGAATAGCGCTCCCTCTTCGGCGGTGAGTTCGTGTCCGGTGATCGCTCGGAAGATGTCGACGACGCGCCCGTAGTCGTCGTGCGGCTCCGAGTAGCGGTTTCCTCGGTCGTTGTGAACGAGGTCGTCGGCGGTGCGGAGCACGTTGTCGACTGCGGGACTTTTGCGGTAGACGCGCATCAGTAGACCGAGTGGATTTGCTCGAGGCGGAGTAGTTCCGCTTGCACGTTCGTGAGTAGGTTCTCGAGTTCGATTAGTCGACGGTGCGCTTCGAGTAGGTCGCCTCGGAGTAGGTGCGTCTCGTCGCCTGCCTCGATTCGGACGTAGTGCTCGAGTAGACGTTCCGAAAGTGTTAGTTCTTGCCATTCTTGCCGGGTAATCATTTCGTGCCTCCGATGAGTTTGTAGGTGCTCCACGGGTGGAAACTGCGTCCCGCATAAACGAAGATTGCATAAGCGGCCTGAAGGTTGAGTCGGACGTCGAAGAGGTCGTCGCAAGTGAGGACGACGCCGTGCGTCTGGAGATAGCCCTCGGGCCAATACTTGGACGGTTTGCACCATGTCGGCGCGTGAATCTGCGCGAGCCCATACGATCCGCCGTGCTCAGCGTCTCCGACTATTTCCGGTTGACAACGGGACTCGAGCCAGAGGATGCGCTCGAGTATGTCGATCTCAGCAGTCTGGAAGCCGATAGAGGCCGCGTAAGCGGACCAGTCGGTACAACGTCCCTCGGCTTGCTTTTCGACGCTTGTAGAGGGCTCTACGCTCGTCTGAGAGGCGGTCTCGGCTCCTGCGGGTATCTCGCCGTAGGTATAAGCCTCCCAGACGGTCGCCACGGGAGCCGCCGGAGGGTCGACCGGCTCGGGAGAGGTAGCCAAGACGACCGCTCCGACGGTTCCGAGGGTCGCGAGGAGAAGCGCGACCGGGTTCACGACGGCGCTCCGGGTTTGCGGTGCTCGAGCACGATAGGCGCGGACCATTGAACGGAGGGATGATTTGAGTGACGGTATTCGACGATCGCCTTCTGTACGCGACCCGTGCCGGGTTCTCGGAATAGGGCCAGTCTAACGGATTGACTTCCGGAGTGTCCCTCGAGTCGTTCGTATAGCCATACTTGCGGGGTTTCCATCGCTTGCACCTCCTCAGATAATGCGATATTTCGACGGTAGCAAGAACTAGCGAGGTAGTGGTGGATTTCCGAAAGTGACGATCCGGAGCACCATCTCGACCGGGATACATAAGACCGAGTCGACGTTCCCGGAGTCGTCGAGGGATTGTCCTATGCAGTAGTGACCGGATTTGAGGTCCGGGAGGTGATAGCCGATCGAGTGAATGATCGCCGGGTCGGGCTCGATCTCGTCGGGTGAGGTCCATCCGTGCGCGATACCGTGCGCGTCTTTCCATTCGACGTATATCGGGTGCGCTTCTAGTCGAGCCATATCACATACTCCGAAGCGACGCGGCCTTCCTCCGGGTCGATGAAGTGCAAGCGCTGACTCGGTCGGGCTTGCGCGGCGAGATGCTCTTGTGCGTACACGTTGCCGGACTCGGGTGATCCGGTGATGAAGACGCGGTTCCCGTTGCCGATCGTGATCGACGCCGGGTTATGCCAATGACCCATATAGCAGTCGTGGAAGTCGGGGACAATTCCGGCGGCCCATGCTGAGACGCGCTTAATGATGCCGAAGAGCGGCGTACCGGAGTAGGTGCGTATCTCGTCGCCATGCACGAGTAGCACTCGGTATTTACCGATCGCGAAGTGCTGATACCAGTCTTCGGATGATTGCCACGTTACCGCCTTGAGGTCTTTCGTTCGGTCTTCGGCGATCTTGTAGGCCATGCGGTCGATATTGTCGCCGCGCGGGTTCACGCCGTAGCGCCCGATCCGTCCGTGATTACCGAACTCGCATATCACGCGGACGCGCTCGAAGTGTGCGTCGAGGTGTCGGACCATGTGCTCGATGATGCGGGCCGCCTCGAAGAGTTGCTCGAAGAGGTGCGCCTCGATCTCCCATGCCTGACCGGGGAAGATGTCGAGTCCTTCGACCATGTCTCCGCCGAGCATGAGCACGGCCTCGCGGACCGGGTGATGCTTGCGCTGTATCTGGGTGATATGGAGAACCTTCTCGACGAACTTCTCCATTCGTGCGCCGCACGTTTCGACACCGTAGGAGGCCGTTTTTTTTCCGAGTTGCCAGTCGGTCGCGTGAATGAGCGCGACCTCGGCCTTGTTCTTCCGAGTGTCTTTCTTCGGCTTGGTCACTTTCGGCGGCTTAATCGCGACCGCGGCGTCCTTCGCGGCTTGATATACCGCCGCGACTATCTGGTCGGTCTTGAGTTTCTCTTTCGCTTGTGCTGACTGTGCGCGCTTGAGAGCGCCTTGTAGTTCCTCGAGTTGCTGTGCGAGGACGAGATCGTTACCTATTGACATTGAATGCCTCCGCTCGGCGATATCTATAGATGAGGTTATCTTTACACGGGAAGCCTTTAGCGGTGAGTAGCCGCGCTACGGCTCCGCACGAGTAGCGGGTGTCGGTCAATGCGACCGTCCACTCGTCCCGGTCCTTCTTCGGTTGACTTGCGAGCCACGCTCGAAGTTCGTCAAGTTGTGACGTCTTCGAGTTAAGTTCGTCGAGTATCCCCATCGTCTAACTCCTCTCGTTTATGTTCGAGGAGGTGCGTCCCTAGCCCGTATTGAACGTGCTCGACTTTCGCCTCCACGACGCCGATATGGGCGTCGATCGAATCAAGCCTAGTACGGACGGTGGCGTGATCTTGGGCATTCTCGCGGCGGAACGCTTGAACAAGTACCGCCGGAAGTGCCGAAGCAAACACTAGACCGAGCGCGGAGATGATCGCGACGACGACGGTCTCGTTCACGCTTGAGCCTCTTTCCATCTTCTGACCGCGGGCGGGACTTTGTCGCCTCGGAAGTAGCGGATATGCCACGGCTCAGCACCGGAGCGGAACTCCCAAGAGAAGCCGAACCGTCGCGCGTTCTCCTCGAGCCACTCGAGACGAGCGCCGGAGGCTCCCCATACGTCGACGGCGATTCCGTAGCCGTGATTCGATGTCCCGGGCCGAGCCGCCTGAGCCATGCGCGGAAGGAGGTAGTACCTCTTGCCTTCCCATATGACCGTCGGACGTCCCTCGAGCGGGTTCAGCGTGTACCGGGCGAGGAATAGTCGACGCTGATCGGCGAGCGGTCGATAAGTGTCGGCGCTCGACGTCGGCTTGAACGGTCGGACACCGTCAGCGAGTGCGGCGGCTCTCATCGCTTGCCATGCGTCAGCGGCGAGATGATGCAAGCGGCCCGTCGGCGTGATTGGACGGAGGAGGCGCGGCGGTATTTGTCCGTTCCGGACGCTTTCGAGATCGGACGGTAGTTTTACTTTTCGGACGGGGCGCGGCACGGTATTACTTGCGTCCGTATCGCTTATCGGACGTGGTGAGCGCGTTGTAGATCACCGGGAGAGTCGAGGCGAGTCCGGCGTCGATCATCATCCACGGGTCGCGCACTCCTGCGAGGTAGCAAGCGATAACGGCGGCGACGAATATCTTCGTCCAACTTATGAGCGCGGCTTTGATCTCGGGAGACATGGCTCCGAGTCTATGCGGTTACGGTGCGGGCGGGTATGGGTTCGCGGCTTTTACTGCGGCGACTGCGTCGAGCCATTCTTGCTCGGTTCCGTCTCCGCGTTGCCACTTGAAGAAAAGCGGGTCGCTCGTTTGTTCGTATGCGGCGAGACGCGCGGCTTCGACGGCGGCGTATTGGTTCGCGTATTGCACGCTCGACCATGCGGCGTCGAGTTCTTCTTGTGTCGGTTTCGCGCTATCACTTAGCCATACGAGACCGTCGTAGGTGTCGCCGTTCAATGTCCATTGTGCGCCGGGATAGTTCGCGGTCAATACTGCGGCGTAATCAATGCTCATGCGCTTACCTCCATCACGGTAATCGTTGAACTAGAACGAATAAAAGAAGAGGTGTCCGTATCCGTAGCGCCTCTATTTATGTACCCGGTGCTACTAGTCACTAACATTTGGACTTTGTATGTCGTTGCGCTTGTGGTAGCCGGAGAATCGAGGAATACTGCCGTAACTTGTCGAGGATAATAGGTAAAGTTCAATCGCGAATAATCGAGAGACTCACTTATAGAACCGAAAGAAGTTTGCGTTCTGTTACTAGCCGCATCGCCGACACCTATAGCGGTTGAATCTCTGACAAGTTGCAAGCCGCTTGCCGCTTCGGTGAATTGCGCTCCCGTCGAACCGACTACGGACGCCACTATGAAGATTTTGTTATTCGCATCGCTTGGAGTGATGCTTACTGAGAGGCCCGTAATATCGGTGTAAGAGGTGCTTGAGGTGCTGAATGTGTCAGTCTTTGTGGTGCTGACTACTTGCAGAATGCGGAAAGCGCCGCGTAGGCCGTTCATTTGTGCCGCGGTGAGCACGTTTCCCGCGACGAAAGTAGCCGGGAGACTGGTCGGGGTAGCCATAGGTGCGTCCTATCCTAGTACG